CTGCTCGTAGGAAACCGGACCTTCCGCTTCCCACTGCGACCAGCGCTTGACCGGCGTCTCGAACCCTCGATTGCGCTGGAGGAGACCACGCACGACCGTTGGGCGGGCGAACTCTGATTGCGGCGTGAAATTCAGCCGCTCGACAAGAACGCGGGAGGTCGCGGCAAGGTCGGTGCCGAACGTCGCCTCGCGCGCCCACTGATAGGTGTCAAGAGCTACAGGGTAACCGGCCACTGTTTAGCCCTCCTTCTCTTCGTTACTGTCCGCCTTTCGGGCGGGCTTCTCTCGCTCCCAATAGCCGCTGCGCTCCAGCGCGTCCGGCCCTAGACCAGAGATCGCGCCGTAGAACTCAGATGCCTGTTGAAACTCCTCATCACTGAGGTCTTTCCACGGCACGCCCGGCAGAGGCTCCAACCCTTCAGCTTTCTGTGTCAGCTTCCAGCTCACCTGCCCCTCCTTTCTAAGGCCCGACCGTCACGGCGTCGTGAACGACAACATCCATCAGGTATTGCAGGCCGACGTATCCTTTACCGTTGCGCTCGAACACGACCGGCATATATTCGGCCTCGTCGCCCCGCAGGCCAGTCATGCTTGCAGTGTGGTCCAGCGTCAAATGCGCCGCGACTTCCTCCAGGAGCTTGTCATGCAGCGCGGCCGCCACCTCTGAATAGGCGTCGTAGTCGGCGCCGAGATCAGCGACGAACACCTGAGAGCGGATCACGTAGCGCTGTTCCCTGAATCCATTGGGCCGCAGCGTTTGCGTTAGGAGACGCCACTGATTGATCACGCAGGGCGTATCGAGGTCGTCCTGTCCGGGCGGAAGATACGGATAGACGCGCACGATTTCAGCGGGATAAGGCTCAGTCACGGACACCCGTGCCTGCACACGTGCAAGCTGCGCCAGCACTTCACGGATGGTCACTTGCTCCACCTCTGTTCAATTTCCTTCACCGCGGCCGCCGTCCGCTTCCGGATCTCACTGCGGGTCCGGCCGATCGTTTTGGCCATGAACCGGCGCTTCTTGATTCGTTGGCTGCCGCCGGACGTCCTGACCACGTAGCGCCCCCGCGTCCGCAGAAGGGTCTTCGACGCGCCCATCTTCGTACCGAACTCCAGATACCGCAGGGGGTTCGCCGTAATCCCGAGACGCGCCCCCGCGTCGGCGATGCGGACGTTATCCCGGACTTCAAGGCGCATCGTTCTTGCCGAGGCGCCGGTGTCTCTCGGGACCACCTGAGACAGATAGTCACGTCCTGCTTCGGCGCTCTCGCGCAGGATCGTCCGTTTCACAGGCTCGGCCAGATAATCCACGTCGAGCTTCTTCAGCAAGGCGTCCATCCCGACGACTTTCACCTGGACCGCCATCAGGCCACCACCGCGCGGCTCAAAGGCAACAGGAGATTGCTGATAATCCCCCGCGCCTGGGCGTCGCGGGAGAGAAACATCGGGACGCCACCCTCATCGAGGCGGTTGGTGGCCCTCGGCCCCTCGACGCGTAGAATCTTGGTCAGCTCGATTGTTGCCGCGACAACCTGCTCGGGTACGGAGGGCCAGCCCCAGGCGGCAGTGACGGACACCAGGCATCCTTTTGGCCAGCTGCCAAGACTACTCCAGGGCGGCAGTACGATCTCGCGATAGGGGCCGGGCTGCACGCCGGTCAGAGCGTTCAAGGGCTGGAGTTGATAATCGGCAGAAACGACTACCGTTTCCGGCGTGCCATCTCCGTCCAGATCGATCTCGATAACCAACCCAGCAGCCGAGCCGATATCGTCGACCCGTAGCACCCGCGACCCGTCACCCCAGAAGAACCGCTCCTCCGGCGGGTCGACAAGGCCGAAAAACCGGCCAGTTTGCGCGTCGATATACCTTGAGACCGCCACCAGGTCGCGGCGAATCGTCAGGTCGTCCACATGAACGATCTTTCCGGCTGCCGCTCGGTACTCAACGACACTGGCGTAGGTGTCAGTCACGGCCACTTATTTTGTCTCCAGCCTCTTCCGCGTCTTGTTGCCCAGCTGCTTATTCTCCTTTGCCTCTGGTTCGTCCACGGGCTCTTCTTGCAGAAGCCCGTAACGCCGAGCCTCGCTTAAGGTGAGGCTGCCGCCCTTGGCAACCAGGAGGCTCACCGCCTGCGGGTCGTCCTCTGTGGTAACCCGACCGTCAGCGGTCAGGCACAGTCGTGCAGGGGAGACCCACCCATTCCCCTGCACGACACCTCGTAGATCGTTGATCACGAGCATGAAGCCGGACCCTTAATCGGCGTCGTAGTACTTGCCGTGCTTCTGTGTTACAGGCTGTGCAGCCATCGTCTTGTAATCCTTTCTCGCCCCGGCTAAGAGGCGAACGCCCCGACTGGAACTACCCGATAGAACACGCGGACGTGCAGCGGACTGTTGCCGGTCGTGATCTCCCCCGTCAGGAGGTGCAGAACGAGAGGTGCATCCGCCACCGGCGTGATATCCGAAACCCCGCTGGCAGCCGCCGTCGGCCGGACGTAGCGCGTCTGAGCCGTGGCCTGATCGAGGAAATCTGTCGTCTCGCAACCACCAACCGCGGCGCCGCTGCCGTCGGTGTACTTGACCGACAGGTCCTCACCAGCGGCAATGCCGGCGTACGCCGTGCCAGCAGGTTTGTGAACGAGCATCCCCTCGAAGATCAACGCTTGTGCCGTGCTGCCCGGCGCCGGAACCAACGTCTGCGGCGTCGCGTTCAAGGCGAGCAGCTGCGCAGACGTGATCAACACGTCGCGGTGCAGCACCCGTTCCGGCAGAACAGAGAGCGTGGCCGGTGGCCGGGAAATTACATTCGTCATGGCCTCGATCCTCCCCTCTGATTACAGACCGGTGATCTGGGTGAACGCCTTCGGCCGGTAGTGCACTACTGCGGCACGAATGCCGGCGCGAATCGTCACGCGGCCATCGAGGAAGTCGTCGTTCACGAATCCGGTGGCGACTTCGAGACCCTGGCGAATGTGCAGGCCGGCAAAGCGCGCGTAGTCACCGGCGATTGCCGTGTTCTCCGTGACAGCAGTCGTCTCGATCACCGGCAGACCCCAGATCCGGGCAGGTCCGGCTTCCGAAGGGGAACCCCAGATATAGACACCGTCAGCCGTCTTGAGCAGCCGGATCGGCTCCCAGTCGTTCGGGTGAATAATCACCACGTTTGGCTGCGAGCGCCCGGTAATCCGCGCGGCCTTGATCCCCTTGTAGATCGCGTCGGGCGCCGAGTCCGTGCCCTTCGCCTGGCTGTTGATCCCAGCGACATTCAGGGTTCCCAGAAGCGCCGGCGGGGTCCCGTCACCAACAAGAATCTGGCTGTCGAGCTTCTGGCGGACCATGAACCCGAGCCGCTGGTCCAGGTAAGCACGGACGCCGTCGACGTCGGCCAGTTGCTCATCCGTCACCGGCAGGCTCGTGCCGATAGACCGGACAGTGACAGACCGCTCGGTCAGCTCCAGCGCCGATTCCACGTAGGCCCCACCCTCAGCGCGCTCGGCGGCGTTGTTTGTGAACGTGGTCTCCTCCATATACACGATCGCGGCCATCGTGGTCGGGAAGAGCGGCAGAGCGTCGGTGACTTCCACCTCACGCTGGGCGTTCAGCACCACGCGCCCCGTGCGCAGGCTCTCAGGAGCCCACCCGGCGCCGGTCTCGAAAACAGCCTTTCGCTCCAGGAAATCCTCGGCCTTCACGTCGAGGGTCACGCCGGAATGCGGGCGGCGGTTCTTCGCAGCCTCGTACAGCGGGCTCTCCACGAACAACTGCCCGAACGACTTCGCAGGCGCAGCCTTCCGGTCTCCGTCACCCCGTGGCGCGAAGCGGTTCGGGTCCTTGTCGTATCCCTTGCTGTATTCCTGCCAGCGGTTCGCGGCAGCCTTGGCGCTCTCGATCTTGTCGAACTCAGAGGCCCGCTCACCGAGCTTCGCGAGCTCGTTGTTTCGCGCCTCGATTTGCCGGGCAAGATCGTGGCCGTCCTTGACCTCAATCGACGTAACCTTCGACGGGTCCAGGTTCTCCCCCGCCTCGCTGAAAATCTTCGAGAGCATCTCGCTCCGTTCGGCAATTGCCTTCCGTACCTCGGTCGGGCTCAGTGAGGCAATCGCCGCTTCGTTTTCAATCGTCACCTGAAAAGGCATCGCTTTCCTCCCTATGCCACGCCCAGCAGCGTGGCGCGAATCTGCTGGAAGCGCAGGAATGCCTGCTCCAGCTCCCTCGTTGACTTTGGTTCCGCGTCCGCGAGCAACTTCTCCAGGTCGGCAGCAGCAGCCTTCAGCGACTCCGCGATGCTGCTCAGCTTCCCCACGTTGGCGGCGGACAGCATGCGCCCTTCCTTCTCACGGAGGGCCGCACGCTCTTTGACACGCGAGGTGAACTCGGCCAACAGGCTCTCAACCTCCTCGCAGTGGTCCACGAATGAAAGGCGGCTCTTAATCCCTGTCGTCCGCGTGCCGATACCCGCGCCAGCGAGCACCGGATCAACGCTGTAGACCTTGACCTCTTCCAGGAATCGCACCTGTTGCCCGTTGAACTCCCCGAATGACCGCTTCGTGGGGCTGTAGGTATAGCTCCACTCCTGCAACGCACCGAGGTTCTTGACGGTCTGGTAGGTCTGCTGCCCATGCGGCGTGTCGAGGAAGAACTTCCCGTAAACAAGAGCCGCCTCGTTTGTCTGGCGGATAACACCCTTGCCCACCGGCAGCGAAGTCGTATCGTGACCGAACGCCCCGATAATCACCTCGGCGCCCTCGGTAAAGGCGCCGCGACGCGTCACGTCACCATCATGGTCAACGACGTCGAAGGTCGCGAAGACAGCGGAAAACTCGCCCTCGCTATCAGCCTTCAGGTCCAGTGTCAGTGTCTTGCGGTTCAGCTCGTCCAACAGAAAAGCCCCTCGCGCTGTTGTAGCGCTCGGGGCTCACTGGCAGTCTCGTCCCTGGGTCTCCCAGATGCCTGGGGCTCGCAGGCTTTCGCCTTGGACGGCTTTCCTTGGTCTCCCGTACGTCCTAACCTATCGTAAGGCCAATTGATAACCTGTCAATACCCTTCATGCAAAGCCATAGCGCGGCGGCTTTGAACTCCGCAATTGTTGCACCCGCCAACCGAGTACCCGGCCATCCTTCACGTCCAGCACAATCTGGCCGGTGCGCTTCGCAGCGAGAAACGACTCGATAAGTTGGCTGATCTCAGGCGGGAGCGGCGGCGGGGAAGTGGCCATCTATTCCTCGGGAAGACTCAGGTCAATCGGCTCAATCGTTGCCGGGTCGCGGCCGAAAATCGCCCAGGCGTCCGCCTGCGGCACTCCGGCCGCAATCAGCCGCGCCACCGCGTCAGCCTGCGCCGCCACCGCGTCAGCCTGAAGCTTCGCCAGGCGCATGCGCGTCTCAGCGGCCGTCGCCATCGATAGCTGCGAGTACACAGTTTCTTCGGGCGCGAATGGCGGTTCGTCCTCTTGCGCCAGAATCCGCTCGACGCTCGTAGCGCCCATCATCAACCGCGCCCGCTGAATTTCCGCCCGGTCCTTCGGCGAAGCCGATAGCACCGAGTCGAACACGTACTTCACCTGCAAGTCGGGGTCCACCCACCGGGTAACGTATTTCTGGTAGGCGCCCTGCCGCAATTGCACGATAGGCCGCAGGGTGAAGCGCTCAAGGCCGCGGCTGAACTCCGCAACACCCGTGCCCCAGGTCGAAGGCTTATCGACCATGCCGGCAACAGTCGGCGGCACCCGCCAGAGGGCCATGAGGATTTGGAACACGCGGTCGTGCTGGGCGACGAAATCAGCATCGACCATACTCATGCCCCACTTCTCCAGCTTCGGCGAAGGTCCACCCACTACCGCCACACCACCCGTACGCCCGGCGCCGCTGTGCAACCGCGTCAACTCGCGCGAATACTCCTGCGCCAACTCCTTGGGCACCGCGTCACCAAAGGTCAACACGGCGCCGGGATTGAACCCCTCCTGCGTCAGTTTGGCCGCCACCTGATCGTAAGCCAGTGACAACCCTGCCAACTCGGCGGCCATTCGCACGGGCGATACCGGCGTTAGTTGGCCGGGAAGAACGTAGCGAGGCATATAACAGAACTCAGGCCGCGCCCCTCGCCGGTTCACGAGTTCACCCTGCCCCGGCGAAACCAGCTTCAGTCCACCACCCTCCAACCTCTCGAGAGAAGCGTTCGAAGGATTGATCGGCCAACGAACGTCCAGCTCGCCCGACCGCGTCCAGCCAAGCATCGTCGCGCTCCAGCCCCAGAGGTTCAGGCTCAGCGTCTCCGTCGAATCGATACTGAAGCGGATCTGGTCATCGTTCGGGTCGTCGCTCCAGAGCGCCCGCAACTCTGGCGGTTGCAAGGGGGTCCGTGTCTTGTCGTCTCTCCGGACAATCCGAAGGACCAACGACGCCACCTCGTCCGCCAGCACCGTATTGGCGATCCAGATCGCAGCCACCCGAAGTGATCCCTCTTCGTCCACTCGTTGGCCTGAGAGCGTGGGGAGGCCGCGCATGTCGATCTGGCCGTTGACACCGCTAAATGCCACCGAACGAACCATGTTGAGAGCCTTCTCCAGTACCGGCATCACTCACCTCCCGTGTTGGCCATGATCACAAGATACAGGCCGAGCACCACAAGCCCGAGCGCTGGCGAAATCAGCCACCCTGCGACTACTAATAGCCCAATACCGGCAAGCTCGGCTGCCCAGGCGCCTACCCGCCGCCGGGACAGTAAGTTTGCAAGATTCCGCAAAACCCTCACGGCACGTACACCGAGAATCCTGGTTTGCGCTCACCAAGAACGCCGCTTGCCACCAACCGCGCCAGGTGCACTGCCCCCGCCGCCGCGTAAAGCGCGTCCACGTGACTCGCGCCCCGCCGGGTGAATCGCCACGAATCACCCTGAAGCAGTTTCTCTGCACCAGCCACGTGCGCCGTCAGGAGTGGGTCGCCTGAATGCGCAACTTGCCGCGCGCTGACCTGTTCCGAAAAGCCCATACAGACCGCCGGCACATCCGCGCCCTTGATCTCGTGGACGATCAATCCCTTCGGCGGCCAGCCATCACGTTCCTCGAACTCAGCCGCCAGCGCCGCCGCTGGGCCGCCGGGGAACCAACCCAGCACCTTCGGCTTCACAAGATCGAGCCAATCGTCCAGTTCCCGCCGAAGCTGGGCGGCAGCATCCCGTCCAGCCCACGCCGCCACCGGATCAACACGCACCCGGCCATCTGGCAACTGCCCCGCCGCGTAAAGCGCCGCGTGAAGACCGTCGATTGATACGTCCAGGCAGACCGCAACACGGTCACGCACCTCCTCAAGCCCTCCAGGATCAAGACAAGCAGCCCATGCCTCCTGATCTACCGCAGGGTTCAACCGTGGTACGTATCTGCAGTGATGTTCTGTCAGGAACGACGTCAACTGCTCGCCGCCTTCCGCCTTAGCCCGTACAGCGTCTCCCATAAGGGCATCAAGACTGATCCGCCGGCCGAGGTTGGGGTTCGCCTGGGCAAGCGCGTCCACGTCGTCCGCCTCGGCGCCGTCCGGCGCGGACCACTCGAAAATCCCTAGCCGCGGGTCGTCGCCTCGTAATGCCTGGTCGCGCAACGTGTTCAAAACCACGCTCTTGTCGTCCCCGGCATTGGTAATCAGCCACACCTGAGCGTCCCGTACCGCCGCCGTGGCCGGTACCGCCGCGCTGTACGCGCTCCAGTCGTGGTGCTCGCGCAGCTCGTCCATGATCAGCCGGTCAATCGTCAATGACCGGCCGCCCTTCCGGTTCGAGGCGGCAATCTTGTATCGCCCCCCACCGGCCACAGTGAGAGTCTGCTCCCCGTTTGCCCGGCGCACCCCGTTGCGTGGTATCTCGCGAGCCAGCAGATCGGTGCCCTCTGCGGTAATTACCGCCTTCTCCCACGACTCCCGCGCATAATCGAGGTTCGTCGAAGTGCCCAACACCAGCTTCACCTGCTCAACGAACAGCCAATACAGCGCGAGCACCTTGAGAACGTGCGTCTTCCCGTTCTGACGCGCCACCAGAACGAGCACCTGCCGGAACCGGGGTAATCCCTGATCGTCCAGTTCCCCAGCGTGAATAACCAGCCACTCCTGCCATGGGTCCAGCGGCTCATTCAGTACCTCACGCGCGAAGTCAATCACCGCGAACCCGTACGACGTCTGCGGCGTCAACTCGCGAAGTGGCGGCGTGCTAAGACGCGGCTCGGTTCGCCCTGTTACGCCTGAGCTGTTCGAGGGGCGAGAGCCCTGAACTGCTACCATCCTTTAGGTTTCCTCCCCTGAGTACACTCGCCCGCACTCGCGGCGTCATGCCCAATTCGATTAAGACCTCCAGCAGCCGCGGACCAACGCGCCAATCCTTCTCCGGGTCAAGGTCGATCGTCCGCGCGTAATGCCGGGCCAGTTCCACCGCCGCCAGATCGCGCTCTTCCAGAACAACCGTCCGCAGCGCTCGATTTAGGGCCGTTCGTATCTGCAAGAAAGCCTCCCGAAATTACGCGGCGTTTGCGGCCTCAAGGGCGCCGGCTGCGCTGTCATACGCCTCAGACAGGCGGGCCAGCTCCTCCGCAGGGGCCTTCCGGCGCCGCGCCGCGTCCAGGGCTGCAGCTGCCACGGTTCGTAAGGCGGCAACGGAGAGGCAGTAAGCCAGTTGCAGCAGCTCTGCAACAACCCGCTGCAACACCCCCTTAAAAGGGGGGGTGTGTTGCGTTGCGGGCGAAACATGTTGCGCAACACGTGTTGCAACCGTTGCACTAACCATTGGGTACCGCCTTTGACAGCAAGCCGATTAAGATCGTGGGTCCCGCGTACTCGACAAACGGCCGGTAGAGCCACCGGCTACGCTGCCGGAGGTCGACCTTGCGGAGGTCCGTTGGCGGATCACCCTCTCGCCGTCCCGGAGACAGGCGACGCAGTAGCCACCGCCGGCGAGCCGCTTGCAGTAAGGCAGCCGCGCCCGCCGGCTTGCAAGGAGAGCCAGCGCGTCGCGGCGCTGCGCGTTGACGTGCCAGGGCGGTGTGTCGGGGAGCGGGCACGCCAATGACATTTTCTAATCGGATGCCGCCGCGCGCTCGGCAAGATACCGCCGCAGCTCCCTCATCTCGATTAGGACGGCAGCGCCAATCTTGATGCGCCGCAACTCCCCTCGCTGAACGAGGCGGTCGACGGTGTCACGGCTGACGCCCAGCCATGCAGCAGCCTCGTTGGGGCGAAGCGCTCCCCGCTCCCGTGGTTCGCTAACCATGCCTGATGATCCTCCCTTGCGGCTTTCTCTTTGTGCTAGAGTAGGCGCGCGATGGCAGTTAATACAATGAGATTTACGCAGCAAAACGCGGCAAATAGGAGGCTAGAAGTGCCACAACGCATAAGCGAGGCCATGCGGCGCACTATCATCCGCAACGCGAGTAAAGGCATGAGCGCCAGTGAGTTAAAGCGACAACTTGAATCCGCGAAACAGGCGGGGAGAGAGAACGAAGAGCGGCGCGCTCGCCTGTAGAACATGCGTTCTGAACTTTCATCTCACCCTCTCCCCCACCTCGTCGCTGATAGCGGTTGCGGGTCATGGCTGTCAGGCTGACCGGCCGCCACGTTGCAACTTCGGTGCGCGGCCACAAGGTACCGAGGATCGTAGCCAGGATCACTGACAAGGTGGTGCACCTGGGGCGCCTGTGGATGTGTCGGTGGAAGGTACGGATCAATCGGCAACTTACAGAGCTGACAAACCCAACGGTCGCGACTGAGAACCTGAATCCTCAACGCCTGTTCGCGCCGCGTGCTGCCGCGACGTTTGCCGTTTCGCAGCCAAGGACTGGTCATGACCGGCGCCGTACCCCCTTCCCTATCACCACGGGTACCCCCGTACATACCTGGGGTGTGTAGTAATACACCCGTCCCCCCACCTACGGCTCTACCAGCGGCATCGCCGGCAGGAGCACCACGTCCCCCACCGAGAGCAAGAGCTGTGACGTCAGGTCCCGCAGTTCGTGGCGGTAGTACCCCGGCCCCGGGAAGCCGTCGTAGTCCTCTGGCTCTACCCGAATCACCGCGACGCTGCTGGTCCCCGGCGGGTCGGATTCGTCCGCTTCCACCGTAATCGCGGATTCCTCCGTCCCCTTGGTCAGGTAGATTGCTGAACCGCTGGCGTCCCGTGCCACCCGCCAGATCAGGTCGACACCTGACAGGTTGACCGGCGCGTCCTCGTCGTCGAACACCCGGATGCGCACGTCCTTGCGCGAATAGATATGCCAGTCGTACTCAGCTGTAATATTCGCCGTTGCCGTCACCGTCGCTCTCCCTCCAGGTCGATACCCTGTGAACGCTCGCCTTGCAGCACGACCGTCGCCCGTTGCTGACCGGCGAGCGCGATCACCGTGCGCCGTTCGCCGCGCAGGTCGAGCCTGCCAACGAAAGCAGCCTCACCTTCCGCCTCCACCGGCAGCGCCACCACCGCGATACTGCCCTCCAGCGCCTCAGGCCCAAGCGCTACGGCCGCGGAATCACCGCGCAGCGACTCCAGAGCCAGTATCACGATCTGGTAGGCGCCTTGTGCTGTCTCAAGCCAGGTGGACGCCAGCACGCGCAACGACTGCTCGGCCGAGACCGGCAACGGCGCCGCAACTCCCGTGAGCGCGGACACCTCGGACGGTAGAGCTGACGCCGCCTCTATCAGGCGCAACACCTCGACGGGCGCTACCTCTGAGACCTGCCCGCCGGTCTGCGCCTCTACCGACAGCGCCGTGGCCGGATAAGCGCCGTATAAGGCTTCGATTGCCGCGGCTGTTGCCCTCAGCGCCAGCGCCCTCGTCTCCACAGGTAGCCCCGCGAGGGCCTCAGTGCCGGTGAGCGCTTCGAGCGCCAGCGTGACGGCGTGGATTGCGCTCGTGCCTGACTCGACGTCCGGCGAAGCCTGGCTCAGGGAATACGTCAGCGTCTCGATAGGCGCGGCCGCTGTAACGACCGTCTGCCGCAGCGCTTCGACGGAAACCGCGGCGACGCTCTCAATCGTCGTCTCAGACGGCTGAAAGAGAAGCCCGCTCGGTTCCCAGACCGCGACCATCTCTTACGGCGCCTCAGCTACGCCCAGCTCGATGATCGGCTGGATAGTGCCCTGTTGTGTTGCCTGGACGAAGAACGCCGTCGTGCCGTCCGTCTTGTAAACCGTCAGCGTGTCGCCGGTGTCGTCGAACTCGATACGCGAGACACCCTTGAGCACCAAACCGGCCAGCGAGGTCAGCGGCGCAGCGTCCTGGTCGTCGCTCACGTCACGCCGCAAGACCGCCTGCGCCGTCGCGTCCGGCAGGTCGGCGGCGGTAATCGCGGCAGCGGCGGCCGATTGCACCGCAGACGAATCGAGATCGTTCAGGCCGGTAAGGCCCGTGCCCTTCGCCAGAACGATATTGGTCCCCGCCGTCAGAATCCGCGTCGCCACCGACCACACCGCGTCGAACGCGCCGCTCGCGAACTTCGCCGCCGTCAGCGCGCCGTCCTGAATCTTCGCCGCCTGGATCGCGTCGCTCGCAATCTTCGCGGCAGTAATCGCGCCGTCAATCAGCACGTTCGCGGATGCAACCGCGACGCCGCCCCAGTGCGACGTATTTACCTCCGGCCGGCCGCCGGAGAACGTTCCGGCAGTGCCGCCGTACTTCCGCACGTTCGCCGGAGCCGCGCCGCCGGAACCCTGGGCCGCGTCAAGCGTCGCGAGCCCGCCAGCCGCCTCGGCCGCAGCGTTGGGGAGCGCCGTCAGACCGGCGCGGACGGTATCGCTCAGGTCAATCGGGATTTTGGCGCTGGAGTGGCCGTAGGTGTAGACGGTCAGATACTGGTCCTCGATCGCCTTAGTTGGTGAGTCGACGATCTGGATATTCAGCTCCGCACACTGCAGCTCCGTCGCTGTCAGAGATAGCTTCCAGCCCACCGAGCCGGTGCCGCCGACCGCAGCCGGGTTGTTGGTCGAATTGGCGTAGTTGCCGCCGTCCTTACTGACTTTGGTGTCACCGGTCGCGGGTGTCCAGTCGCCGGACGCGGCGAAGTCCATTGCACCGGCCTTGAGGACTGGGAACCTGATATCGGTCGCCGTGTTGTACTTCGCCAGCAAAAAGGCCATCTCAGGCTACTCCTCTCAGCACACCACGATTAAAGCCCCGAAAGGTCGTCGCACGCTCTCTGCGCGGCGTAGACCCCACCGTATCCAGCTCAAGCGCAAACACGACACCCAACTGCGAAGAATCGCCTACCCACTGCACCGACGTATCTTCTGAGGTCTTGAGCGCCCAGGTGGCAACTAGGCCGCCGTAATCGCGGTCAACCACGTAGTCGATAATGTCGTGCCCCGATTCCGGCCGCGGGTTCGAGTCGCCCGCAGGGACGTAAATCACTGGGAAAGCCGCAAGCGTCAGGCAGTAGTTGCCTGCGTTTGCAAACGCCCCCAGCGTCACGGTGAGCGTCGAAGCGTCGAACTCGTTATCCGTTGCCTTCGCCGATTGCACGACGCCGTAGGTGTCCGCCACCTGCAGCGCCCGCCACGCAATATCGTCCTGCGTCTGCCCACCGAACGAGATCGTCAGCGCCCCCGCGCTCGGCGTGCCGCTGCCTTTGAACAGGGTGAAGCGCCACCAGTAGCCGCCAAGATTGCTACTGATGTGCGTCTGAAGGTTCGTCCAGGTAAGCCCCGCGCCGGAGACGGTTGGCTGGTTAATCGAGGAACTACCACGCTGCGAGTACACCACCAGAATCACGTCACGGCCGGAGACGGGTGAGATCGAGGCGGTCGTTGCTGACGACGCGCTTACCTGTGACCCCGCCGTAAGCCCGCCGCTGTAGGTGAGCATGTCGGCGTAATTGACCGTGACGTACAGTTGCGTGCAGCGCGCCTGCGCCGTGCCGTTCTCCCGCAGGCCGATACGCACCTGCAGGTTGTTCAGGTCGGCCGCCAGCCACTTACCGCCCCCAGGCTTTGTCGTCTCGACGGTCCCCTGCCGGTCAACGTAGCTCGCCGTCAGGGTGGTCGCAGCCGATTCCATCGAATTGGTGCTCGACAGCCGTATCCCGTTGATCTTTTCGTCGCCCGTGCCCGCGCCCGCGCTCACCCGGCAGCGGTCGGTCACTCGCACGTCTGTCACGTAGGCCGTCGCGTCGGTCAGCGCCGTGTCTTGCAGCGCGTAGGAGTCGTAAACAAAGCTCGTGCCGTCGTTATAGACGTAGGTCGAGTCGCCGTCCGCCGACGATTCGTCGACCATGTCCCAGTTATTCGACCCCGTGTTTCGGGACAGGTTGGTTTCGTCACCGGCGCCGTTCGGCCGCAGAATCTCAGTCGGCACGGCGTACCTCCGTGCTCTTGACCGTCTCCGCTTCTCTCTGCAGTTTCAGCGCCGTGATCTCCTCACGGCTCAGCTCGTATACCGGCAGTTCTTTGACCTCGACCGGCTCTGGCTCTTTCAGCCCCTCAATACTGCCGCTCAGCCGCACCCGCCGTTGCCGCGCCTTGCTGTCCTCCGAGGCCACTTCCAGGATTTGCAGCTCGCTGAAGCTCTGGAGAATCCCCTTCAGGTCGTCGAAGGTCTCCCCCTCTTTCGGGTGAATCAGCACGTAGTCGCGCCGCAGGACCGCCCCATCGTCGTCAACGATCTCGTACTGGAGCGCCAGCGCCCCCCTGTATCCGGCCGTGCGCGTGTATCGTGCCTTCACCGGCCATTCCCTTTACACGCTCTGGAAGCTGATCTGCGTGTTCCAGACGTCCTTCACCGGCAGGTTCCCGGCGCTCAGCGTCAGCCGCACCCAGACACCTTGCGCCGAGTCCTCCGGCAGGTCGCCCGTCCCCACTACCGCCTTCGCCGAGCTGTTGAACGTTAGCCCTCCCGACGGCTCCGTCAGCCGGTTCGCGATACTCTGCGTGCCGTCCTGTACCGCCTCCAGGGCGAAATCCACCTGACCGGCCACACCGCCGGACAACTCACTGATCACCGCCTCCAGCGCGGCAAGCGTCGCGTGGTTGTTCTTCCAGAAGAATTTCTCGTAGTAGACCTTGCCAGAATCGGGGTCGCTGTAGGCGCCGGTGAACAGCCGCTTTACGCCCAGCTCTCCGGCCGGGATAACCGCCACGTCACCCGCGTCGCCGCTGCGCCGGACCGTGACATCACCCGTCGCAGTCGCGTCCAGCGATACGCGCAGGATACGTTCGACAACGCCCAGGTCGCCGAACGCCACCGGCGTCGTGCCGTCGAGGGTGACCGTCTCCGAGACGATCTGCCCGTTGGCCTTGCGCGCCCAGACGGTAACTTCCTGGCTGTCGTCGCCGTTATCACTGGACACGACTTCGAGATCGTCTGCCGTCGGCAGGTCGTCAAAGATCACGCGGTAGTTGGTATCGATTGCGCCACCGGCCGTGCTGGTATCGTCCCAGGGGTGGTTGGCGCTCGCGTAGGGTACGAGGTCTGTTGCAGAGACTGGCATCGGGGCCTACCTCCTTTGGGCGCAAGTGTATAAACACTCTACCAATCTCGGCAAACGCCCCTACTTTACGCCTTACAAGAGGGCGTTTTGTGGCGGCCCGTGGCTGCCCGACCCGCCCAGGAAATTTCTGAAAATTCCCTCCCAACCCTATTGACAGCCCTCTTATCACTTGATAATCTCTTATCACCTGATACGGTAATCAGCCAGACAGAAAGGACAACGACAGTGATCAAGACCTTCAACCTCAGCCTTCTGAACTCGCTCAGCGACCACGAGTACAAGCAGCCCACCCGCTGGCAGAAGTTCAACGGCCGGATCGTCTCCCCTCGGACTGTGGACCTGGACAAGCGTGGGGGATACGCCCTTGGTGGCAAGTTCGTGAACTACGGTGACGCCTTCACGATTCAGGACGGCGAGTACCTACTCGTCACGATCGAGCAACAGGACGGCGAGTACCTGGAGTTCTTCCGCTGCGACGGCGAGACCCTCGTACCGGTCGCGTTCGGCGCCTGCCGGAAGACTGTCCGCGAATCCGAAGCCCTCACGGAAACTCAGAAGGTTCAGGCTCTCAAGAACGACCTCTACCTGTTCGCCTGCTACCTTCGCACGGTCGCCCCGGCCGTCGCGTTCTAACCGGACAACCCAGATCAGAAAGGACAACGACAGTGAAGTACCTCGTTACCCGCTACGGTTCCAACGCCGCCAACCAATCAATGACACCCTCGCTGCCGGTCGCGGTCGTCGAGGCTGAATCAGAGGAGGACGCCGTCCAGGCTATCTACGACTACGACTACGAAAAGGTCACCGAACAACTGGCCGATTTCACGGTCTACAGCAACCAATACCTGCGCGCGAAGCCGCTACACGCAATCTGGACGCCGGCCAAAATCCGCGGCCTGAGATTACACGCCGGCTGGTCTCAGGCAGACCTCGCGCACGAACTCGGCACTCACCCGCCGACTGTTTCACGCTGGGAGACCGGCAAGACACGGGTCCGTGGCTCTGCCGCCGCCACCCTGTCGCGCCTGGCGGAAGAAGTAGGCTTCCCGCTGTGATCACCACCGGTCACTGGCCCGATAACCGGCTCTTTATCGTCTTCGACGTGATTACCGAAGCGGGGGTTCAGCGCTACTGCTGGACCCCCACCCTTCGTGAGCAGCGCCTGGTCACCCAGATTCTCCAGGCCGTGAGCGAGCTCTCCCGCCAGCCTGAACCCGCGACCCACCCCTGAACACGGCGCCCTGCGATTACGCGCCCTCTCTGCTTGGGCCTCAGGTCAGAGAGGGCGTTTGCCTACCTCGCTGCCTTCACCCCGTCGCGAATCTGCGCGATCGCCGCGTTCAGTCTCGCTGCTAGAGTGTCCGAGCCGCCCCTGTCAGGGTGATGCTGATTGATCAGTGTCCGGTAAGCAGCCTCGCAAACCTCCAGGCTTGCGCCGCGCGGCACCTGGAGCACGTCGTACGGGTTCGTTGATTCGGGCGCAGGAGGGGCCGAGACTGGAGGTGGCAGCTGTGCGTACGCTTCTCGCAGAGTCTCGTTGATCCCGCGCTTCTCGTTCAGGCGCAGCGCCTCGACCGCGTAGTACAGACAGCGCAAATTCTGGCGATAGGTCGCCTGAGACTGGCAGGTGAGCACTACTGGCTTGCCGCGTAGCTCGAAGCGCACGGTCGCGGTCCGGCCGCCGATCGTCTCTGGCGGCGGGAAGTCGTACCTGCCGATCGTTCGGGGCTGGTCGTAATTCCACTTCGCCAATTCGTCAACAATGTCCTTCCGCGTCTGAGCTTCCGTCCGGTCCGTGTGCATTTTGTAAGCCACGTCTTTACCTCCCACATATTGGCCACGGGCTCCAGCCGCCCGCACGGTCGTAGATAATCCTCGCCGCCTGCACGTGGATCGCGGGGTCCGTCACGACCTGCTCCCAGCTCCAGCCGTAGTGCGCTGCGAACCAGGGAGCCCAGACCGAGCGCGCGATCTGGAACGGGCCGCCGTGGATTGCGTCGAGGCGGAACGTGTCCGGGTGACGTCCCAGACCCGACTCACAGAGCCCGACGTCAATCGCCTTGAGCGGCTGCTCCGGCCACGCAGCGCAGACGTACGGCGCGAACCGGTTCTGTACCTCGTACGCCAGTACCGG